TCACGATTTTCCTTCTTAACACCCATTATATAATTCCCCCTTTGTTAGAAAACTCACTCATCATGTATTCAGTATACCAGTGCCTTATTCAGTTGTCAAGTGCTAAAAATGCTCTATTTTTCATGTACTTAGGTGGCCATGAGTTCAATGAACCGACTGACCAACACTCGGCTGACTGATTTTCTTCGGTTGACCTTCTTAAAAGCTGAAAGTAATCGTGATGGTGTCCAGGTCTTTCCGGTATTGATAAGTTCTCCGCTTTCCGTTTTCAGTTGACCGGCCCCAGGGATGAAAAAGAATCTGGTATAACCTTCCGACCAGGATTCAACAAACTTTTCCTCCAGCACTTCTTTTGCTAACTTGTCCGCCAGAAGAGCTTCATCGGTTGAAATATTGTAGCGACTGGTGCTTCCCAAAGCCACACCCAACTTGTTCCGATACATTTTGAACAGAGAATGTTTAACTTCTTTCGTAATCGATCCGCTGATATAAAAACCAAACACACCACAGTTCGTTGTCATTTGAATCCACTTTAGTAATCCAACCGTTAAGCCCTTATAATCCCGATTCAGAGGAATGTCGAGTTCTTCTTTAGCATCTCGGATAGTTACTCGTTGACGTTCCGGTTCAAAATGATCTCGTGATTCTGCATGTCCTGCGCCTCGATACATGCAGCGAGTAGAATCCGCATCACCATCATGCACGATCACGGCATTGACGATATCCAAGCGGTGCATCATTTTGAAGTTTCGGAGTACATCACGCAAGACCACTAAGGCCTCATTGAGTGGGGTAGAACCCATATCTTCGTGGTCTGGTCTTCCATTGCGACCACTCCCAGCTAATGACTGGGCCACCTGCAACTGATTCATCATGGCCTGGTTGAATTCTGCTGCTTGCATTTTTGAATTGAGCAACTCACGGAAATCAAAATCCTTCATGACGATTTCCCCAGCGTTCTTACTGAATGGTGCCAAAGTAGCTCTTCCGAAAGCACGAGTTCCAAAATCAAACTCGTGGGCCCTGCCACCAGTTGTCGTAAAGCTGTAGGCTGCGAATGGGATATTCACTTTGCGGCAGAAAAGTGCCATGATAAGAATCTGTTCAATGGCAGCTTCCATATGTTGCGCCATCGAACCAGACTTATCCAGGATCAGTACCAAGCCATGGGACTTGCCTTTATTGACGATCATGAGCCTTTTGAAAATGTTGTCTTCCAGTCTGTAGTTTGCCAGTTTGTTGATATTAATATCGCCTGAATCAGATGTTTTAGCCAGAGCATATGACCGAGCCGCTTTCTTCATTTCAAATTCTTTGGCCAGCAACATGATATAATCTTCGTTCTTCTTTTTGAATGCGTTCAGTGCTTTCATTCCCTCTACTCTGTAGTTGGAATAATACTTCGAAAGTTCTCTGTTGACGATGGATGCAGGAGACACACAATCTTTTAGGTTGGGTGTTGGAATCTTGACATAGACTGATTCTACGTCATCAATCTCAACTAAGTTTTCTTCTTTCTTGCGGAATTCTTCATCGGTTTTAGCTGAAGGAACAAAATCTCCGCTGGCGCTTCCATCACCCACACCATCGGTATCTGAGACATTTTTGGCATCCTTAGATTCTTTTTTAGCTGTGCTACCGTTTCCCTTTCCCTTTCCCTTTTCTACTGTGGCATCATCGGCCTTCTTTTCCTTGTCATCCTTGGCATCGTCCCCCTCACTATCAGATCCCTTTCCATCCTTCTCATCTTCGCCATCCCCATCTTCAGAATCCCCACCCCCATCTTCAGAATCCCCATCTTCATCTTCGCCATCCTCATCCCCATCTTCGCCATATTCACCACCGTCTTCGTCGTCATCACCCCATTCAGCTTCTTCTTCTTCGCGCTCTTTTTCAGCTTCCTCATCCAACTGGCGCTTCAGTTCTTCCTTTTTCTTTTCACCTTCTTGCTGTTCCTCTTTGCTGTACGTGTAGATTTTCTTGGCGAGCACTACAGTGTCGTCCCAGGTTTCCAATTCCTGCATTTCCTTTTCGAATGGTTTTTCTGCTGCCGTGAATCGAATGTTCAGCAACACTCCCACCTTGGCCGAGAGATTGAGCTTATCGATAAGGTATAGATTGTTGTAGTCTGAAATGGCCGAGAGACCAAAGAAGTCTTTAGCCATCAATTGTTTGTAAGCATTCGACATCGGGCGGCGAATACCAGGATACTGTCTCTTCAGTAATTTTTCAATTCTGGCATCTTCTACCACGTTGAGAAAATATTTGAAGGCTTGTTGCTCTTTTTTGGAAGCCTTTTTGTTGCCACCTTGGTAGACCAGCGAATCATGCCAGCCTTGCAGTGGGGTACGGAGTGCATGAGAAATTTCGTGTCCCATAAGAAGATCATATAAATCCCCGCTCATATCCTTCCACATCGGACAGCGCAACACGCGATTTTTCAAATCAAAACTTGCTGTGGTGAACTTGCCGTTGTGTTCGACGCGAATATTTTCAGTGGCCATCAACTTGGCCAACATCGATTTAGTAGCTACGGTATACATTCCCTTGTTCTCCTCTGGTGTTTTCTTGGTGTCCATGGTCTAACTATACCGGAAGAGTCCGAAAAAGTCAAGGAGATTAGAGAATTTTAATGTGACTATGCTAAGTGGTTGATTTTATTGAGAATGGGTCTATGATCCCGAACGAATTTTCGGCATCATAGACCCTGGGGTCGTGGGGCTAGCAGATCGTCGTTCCTGGGTCAATTGTGGCGGTTCTGGGACGTATTATGTGATTCGGTTCGATTGCACAGCGGTTATGGGTGTTTGTTGTGGCATATTGGTTGTCTTTCCATAGTCCTTGTCCTTGCCACTGAGTCTGAGGCTTTGGGCCTTCAAATCCACAACACGCTTGATTTTCTTGAATAATTTCTTTCTTTTCGTCTTGGCCATCTGTAATGTGAGATTTCCGACCAATTTGGTATAGAGTCTTCCTTCAAGATGATCGTATTCATGCTGGGCAATTCTCGCAGTCGCGCCGTTCCAGGTCGCTTCCACTCGTTTCCCGAATTCATTGGTGTACTTTATCCGAATCGTTTCGGGCCGTGTGATAGACAAATACAATCCTGGGAACGATAGACACCCCTCTTTTACGAAGGATGTTTCTTTAGACGCTTCGACGATCACCGGATTGATACACACAATTCCACCCACCATGACAAACATGCGGTAGGGGAATCCACATTGTGGGGCTGCGAGTCCTACCCCACCATAATGAGACATGGTGTGCAGTAGTTGATTGGCGAAATCAATGACGTTTACTGGGGGATCTGCCATATTGAAGTCCGACTGTTTCATGTTCAACATGGGGTTCTGGTCGTTATACAAAGTAAGCAACTCTTTGGGCTTCTTTGTAATCTCCACCGGCTTCTCGGTATTATATACAAACGTCTTGGGGGTTTGGTCTATCAATGTTGTGTCCATATGTTCCTCGTGGGTTAGGGTACAATGCGTGAAAAGTTTTGCTGAGTGCTGAATCGAATAACACTACGGAATTTATCTTGAAGCAAATCACCCCGATGTGAAATCACAAATACGTTTGTTGCGTCCAGTGCATGAAGAATTTTCATCAGTTCTTCGGTGCCTGCATTATCGAGGCTGGAATCAAATACCTCATCGAGGATCAAGATATTCGTATCAGCGGAATTCTTCAATTTGGCTACGGCTCTCCAGGTGAGCATGAGCGCCATGTCAATTCTTTGTTTTTCACCCTCTGAAAACGAATGATAGGTGAATTCGTCGCGGTGCCTAGACTTGATGGTTTCTTTGAAGGTTTCATCAAGATTAAAGTTCACGAAGAAATCCATAATCCCCAGGTATTTATTCGCCAGCGTATTGATAATGGGGAGATACTGTCGAATGATTTTTGTCTTGATTCCCGTATCCTTCAAGAGTGCTCCTGCCGCATCATAATATGTGGACAATTCAATCAGGTCTTTTCGTGAGACTTCAAGCCGGTTCAATTCCTGTTGGTGGTCCAGGAGTCTGCTTTGTTCTCGCTCCGTGGACTGATGACTGGATTTGAGACTGACCAGTTTGGCATCGATCTTTGCGTTGAACTTTTCAATTTCCTTGGTTGAGGTGAGATATTGTGCCACTTCTAGTTCATGATTAGAAATCTCTCGCTCAATCCCCTCAATTTCTTCTAACCGGTTCTGTGCATCTAAGAATCGCTTTTCCATCTCTTTCATGCCGACCTGGCATTCATTGACTTTTTCCCCCAATTCCTGCAACTGCTTCTCGGTGAAGTGTGTATCAATCACTTGCATACAGGTTGGGCAGTTCTCCTCGGTTTCGTAGAACTTAATAGTCTTCTTGTGCTTGCTCATGAGCGCCTCTAGTTGCGCTTCTAATTGGGTGGCTTTTTTAGAGGATGCTAACACCTTCTTTTTGTCGGTAATGGTGAGGTTGAGATCCATGATGGCTTGCCCGTGCACTATAATTTCTCTCGCCAGTCGGTTGAGTTCTTGTGTGTTGTGGTCGCGTTCAGTGCGATAGCTATTTGCTAGGGCCTCTGCGTCTTGTTGGACTTCGATGATATAGCGTTCTTGTGTGGTGATTTTTTCTACCGTGGCGTCAATCAGTGCCTTATTCACAACCCGCTCAGTCATAAGTGAGGAGAGTTTCGTCTTTGCCAATTTGTTCATCAATGAAAAGATTTGTATATCCAGGAGATCTTCGATCACAGCGCGACGATCCTGTGCGGCCAATTGCATAAAGGGCGTGAAGGATGCTGATCCCAGGATGACAATTTGGGTAAAGGATTTGTAGTTAAGCTTCAGGATGAATTTTTCTAGATAGTCCTGATAATCCTTTGATTCAGCTTCCTGATTGATAAGTGTCCCATCGCGGTAAATCTCAAAAACAGTGGGTTTGATACCTCGGATAATCTTATACTCGTGGTTCTCGGAATGAAATTCTACTTCAACGGACAACCCCTTGAGATTGATAGAGTTCACCAAGATGGGTTTGCCGATGTTGCGGAATGGGGTATTGAACAGGGCGAAGCATAGAGCATCCAACATCGTGGATTTTCCCGATCCATTTACCCCCACAACAAGCGTATTCTGCGATTTGTTGAGTTCAATTTCTGTGAAGTTATTCCCCGTACTTAGGAAGTTTCGCCATCTTAGCTTAGTAAATTCAAGCATTATAAAATCGCCGTTTCTTCATTGACAGCTTCCACATATATTTCTTGTAGAAGGCCTTTGAGTTTAAGGGGCTCTACTCCACCTGGCATCGTCATTCCATCCACACATTTGCGAATAATCGTGATAGTGTCTTCTGCTTGGTTGACATCGGGTTTTGTATCATCGGGTGTCGGCTCGCTGTAGTCTTCCACCACGGTCACATCTAATGGGTCCGACTTGTAGAGCG